TGGGGGAAACCTTTTTTGGTTAATCGAAGAAGCGGAGGGAGGCCGCATCATTGCTTTGCAGCGCCGTGCAATTGCAGGTAGCGGGTCAGCGTGTCGCGCGCTTCGGTGATGTCTTCGATCACGGACTTGCCACCGGTGCGCACACCGGAGAGCAGGAGTTTTTTGGAGGCATGCTGAATGCAGCCCGATGGGTCTTGGATGTTGAAGAGCTGGTGCACGGTGTACACATCGATCTCGTCAAGACCTTTGACGCTCTTGTAGTACTTGGGGTATTTCTGCGACATAGGCAGCGCTGGCTTGGGCTGGCCAAGAACAGTGTGCACATCAAGGCAGTTTTGGCAGATGGGTTTGCCGGGCACAGCAGGCGAGTAGCAGTTCTTCTGCTGGCAGATCTGGGGTTCGATTGGCATGGTTTCTTTCAGAATAAAAAAGAGCCCCCGCAGGGGCTCTCTTGAAGCTGACTGTGATTAGAGAATTTCGCAGACACCCTGACGCATGAAGGCCAACAGCTTTTCGAGTTCGTCGGCTGTTGCGTCATTCTTCAAGGTGTTTGCTCGCGTGCTGAGTACTTGGATGTTGTCCTTGACATAGCCGCGAGTGCTGTCAATGCGATCCAAAGATGCTGCGTAAATTGTGTTCTCTTCAAACGGCACACCAAACACCGGACATAAATCCGGCAATTGAATGTCTTCCATCTGAATAGAGAACTCTTGTCCACGCTCCTTAGCACGCCGCTTAGCTCGATACCAGAGTTTGTACACAGTCGAATGCTGTGTGTAGTTCTTGGCACTCAACGGCTTTCTGCAAACCTTGCAGACGCTGTTGAAGCCGCCTTTACACATAGCGTGCTTGTGAAACTCACTCGTTGGTTTGAGCTCATTGCATTTGGTGCACTCGCGGTAACCTTCAGGCCAAGCACTTCCGTGCCCAGCCCATCGGGTTTCGCTCATTCGATCTGTGGCATTGCTCATGAGTTACACCAGCTCGCATTGGCCTGCCGTGCAGGCCAGCTCCTTGGTGTTCACCGTGGAATCGTCCTGCTCAAACAGAGCCAGTGCGGTCCAGTCGAAGGCAGGCATACGGGCCAGCAAGGCTTCGTACTCTTCCTTGGTGCACTCCTGGTAAGGAGCCTGCTTGTAGCTGTGATCGCTGTGAGGCAAGAAGCTCACACCGGCCAGCTTGTCGAAGTTCTGATAGACCCAGTCACCCACGCCCATCCACTCGTGGTCTTTCACGTAGACCGTGATCGACACGTTGTGCTCGGACCAGTTGGTTTGCACCATCAGGTAGTGCTCCAGCTGCTCCAATGCAGAGCGGTCGTTGCGGAACACCGCATGACTTGGGCCCTGCACGGGGAAGCTGAAGATGTCGGTGCTGTCTGGCTTCATCGCGCAGTCCTCGACCGGGAAGCCCTGCTCGCGCATCAGCTTGGCCAAGGGATCCTTCTTGTCCGCGCGCACGGTGCGGATGTAGAACTCCGAGTAGCGCGGGTGAATGCCCGAGGCGCTGTCCACCAGTTGGGAGACGGTGCCGCTTGGCTTCACGGTGGTGATGGCCACCGACTGATTGATGCCCAGCTTTGCGGCCCATTCCTTGTTGGTTTCGATGGCCGCGACCTTCATGCACTTCAGCCAGAACTTGGCTTCGTCACCGGCTTGGCTCAGCACCGGGTGATCCATGATGCCGGTCAGGCTCACACCCAGCAGACGCTCTTCCTCCTGGTTCTGCTTCCAGATGTCGCGCACGTAGCGGAAGTCGGTCAACATCGACTGGTAAGTGCCGATAATCGTGGCGGTTTGCACCTTCTCGATCAGGTCTTCGATGGTGTCGTCCTTGCGGATGACCACTTCGGACAGGTTGCACACCCCGCAGCTGCGCAGCGTGATCTCGGCGCAGGGATTGACACCCACGATCTTGGAAGGATCGCGACGGCCCGATTCCACGGCCTTGTTGATGGCAGCCTGACGGTTGAAGATGCCGCGCTCACCGGACTTGGATTCGATGAGGGAGAGCCATTCCTTCATGAACAGCTCCATCGAGGGGCGCTCGGTGTAAGCCGCTGAGTTGTTGGCCAGCGCACGCTGAGGCTCGACTGCCCACCATTGGCCGTTCTTGGCCGAACGCATGCGGTCATCGGACAGGTTGGAAAGAGAGATCAGCGCGCTGCGACGAACACCCCCCACCACCACGATGTCAGCAACCTTGCAGACCAGGTCATGGCATTCGATGGAGGTGAGCTTGCGACCAGCTGCACCCTTGAAAGTTTCGACGGCGAACTTGAAGAGATCCACCAGGGGCTGGGGACCACTGGCCCGGCCGCCGAAGACCCTCAGCTTGGCACCGGCAGGGCGCACACCGCTCACATCCCAGGACGGGATGTAGCCGGCGTACAGGTGGGCCAACATTTCCTTGAATGCCGTGGCCCAGCCACCCTTGCTGTCCTTGACGACGATGACGTGGTTGTTGGGTGTCAGGTGATCGACGGTTTCGATCTTCAATTCACCCTGACGAATGACCGCTTTGGCTCCAACAATGGGCAGCTTGGCAATGAATTGACGCTCGACGCTGAAGCCAACTCCTGAGCCGCACATGAGCACGTACAGGATTTCGTCGAATGCCCGGACATCGTCCACGGCGACAAAGGTGCAATTGAATCCGGCCATTGGATCACGTTCCAATGCAGGGCCTGCAGTCATCAGGGCTCGCATTGAAGGCATAGTCTTCAGACTCAGAATGCTGTCGTAGACCTGTTGGGTGGGGTAATGCGGGAACTTAGCTGAGAAGTAGTCGACGTATCGTTTGACTGTCTCGTCCCAATTCTCTCTTCGGTTTTCACTGTCAATCCACCGGGCGTACCGGCTCTTGTGGACGTACTCCTGCAAAGGAGTCGGGAGTGCGTGGGTTGGGTTCATAGGGGCTTTCGGTTCCTGGACAAAGAAAGGGCCAAAACCTCCCCAGGAAAACTGGAAGCCTTGGCCCTGCAAACTGGGGATCAGAGTTTACTGGTTCTGGCTTTCAATAATTTCCTTGCGTCAAAGCCGACCAGGACACTGGGAAAAGAGGCTGGATGATTTCGTTTACTTGTTCAGCCAATTGTTGTACTTCCTTTTGCGCATGGGAATCCGAGCGCTGGTTGTAAAAATTCGCGAAGGCGAACAAAGACCCTGTCCAGACCCAGTTGACTTCGCAGCCCTGGGGCAGCATGAATCGGGCTTGTTCCGGACACACACCGTCTTTGATCGCCTCTTCGTAGCGCGAGATCATCTTGGTGCAGTCGTTGAAGTACGTGGCCATCCAATAGCCATTGCGCGGATGCTGGCCGGCCGAGCCCTGCTTGACTGAAGCAGCCGATTCACGGAAGTGATCGGGTAGGTAGAACTCAGGCGTGCTGGAAATGTAGCGGCGGGACTCTTCGGACTCCACGAATCCGATCTTGTGTTTGAAGCATTGGACTCGGATCGGGATTGGCGCGTTCATGCGCAAGGTGATGTGCGGGTGCCCGAAGGGCACCCAATGCTCAGGAATCTTGCGCAGGTAGACGGCCAGGTCTTTTCGGCCAGTGGGCGTAAGCGGGGCATCCATCTGATCGAGCAGACGTTCCCAATCTCCGCTGGCCATGCCGCGCGCGAGGAATCGGATCAGGTTGTTGTTCTGGGCCTCACTGAAGCTGTCGGCCAGCTTGGCAAAGGATTGCCGAGCGTAATTGGCGACATCGCGATCGGTGAGATAATGATTTTCGTAGGTTGCTTTCACTTGGTTCTTTCTGGTTGGTTGAGGAAAAGGTGACTGGTAACCAGCTTGCTAAGAGGCCTTGAATGACTTGCTCAACAAACACTTGTGGGATTGGGGGATGGGGCGGCCCTTTGCCGGGCGACCCTGACAACAACTCCGTTCTGACTGCAACACCTGCCTTTGGCGGGATCGACGTTGCCTGGACTTATCCGACATCCAATCCGCAAGCTGTTGCGCACGTTCTGATTTATCGGGGTGTCCTGGCGTCTTTTAATGCTGCAATTCAAATCGCCGTCGTTTCGGGGGATCGATACTACGATAAAAGCCAGACCACTCAGAATCTGACTTATTACTACTGGATCAAGATCGTGTCGGTGAACGGCACGGTGGGGGCTTTAATTGGGCCGGCAAGCGCAATGGCAAAGCCACCAATTGCCAATGTGATCGAGCAGCTCTCGGGCCAGATCAATGTGGGGCTTTTGGCTCAGTCGCTGAAAGCCGACATCGACAAGATCACGCTCAATGCCACGGACATTGCAGCAGAAATTGCCAACCGGATCTCGGCCAACAATGCGCTGAGCTCATCGGTGGCTCAGGTTCAGACGAACCTCACCAGCGCGGTGACGCTGATCAACACCGAGATCACCAACCGGACCAATGCCAACACGGCACTGGTGAGCCAGATCAACACGGTGGCAGCAGCCAATACGACGAACGCTGCGGCCATCGTTACCGAGACCAACGCGAGGATCGCGGCTGACTCGTCGCTGGCCACGCAGATCACCACGGTTCAGACCTCGGCAGCCAACAACCTGGCCAGCGTGCAGACCACGCTGCAGACCAACATCACGGCGGTCGATGGCAAGGCCACGGCCATCGGTGCCCGCTACACCGCGCAGGTGGGTGTGAACGGCCTGGTGGGCGGGTTCGGTGTGTACAACAACGGGACCACGATCGAAGCTGGCTTTGATGTGAACACCTTCTGGATCGGCAGCTCACAGGGCAACAAGAAAAAGCCCTTCATCGTCGACGGTGGGGTGGTCTACATCGACGAGGCTGCGATCAACAAGCTGACCTTCACCAAGCTGCGCGACGAGGCCGGCACGGTGATGGTGGCCAACGGCAAGATCAAGGCGAACTACCTGCAGGTGAACGAAGCCAACGGCGGGGCCTATACCGGCTATGCCTGGCCGGCTGGCACGGGGGTGGGCTTTCACATCGGGCCCAACGGCCTGCTGCTGGGCAATGCCAACACCGGCAAGTACTTTCAGGTCGAAGCAGGCGGCAACGTCATTGCTCCTGGCTTCACGATCATCAACGGCAGTGCCTCGTTCAATGGCGCAGTGAGTGCCCAGTGGTTTTCCACGGTGGGTGGCCGCTTCACGGCAGACACCAATGGTGTGGTCACTGCCGACCTGGTGGACGTGCGCCGGCGGATTGCCTTGCAGTCCAACCTGTACGACACCCCCACGGTGGTTGATGGCACGTACATCAATGCCAACGGCACGACCGAATACCGCGCGCCGGGCTATGTCTTCTCGGTGGACATTGCCGATGTCCTGATGAGCGACATCTATGACAGCAACACCCAGTCGGCTTCTGCAAACCAGCCGTATTACGTGGCTGCAAACGTCGAAGGACCGATTCGGGATTGGAACGGGGTGAACAACACCATCTTCCAATTCACCGTGGTCGGGACACCGACATTGATACGAACGTATTCAAATAGCCAGACTTATCCGGATGATTACCGGATTGGCATCAGGCTGACGGCGCGATTCAAGATCTTCAGTGGCTACTTCATTTCGTTCCGACTGCCTCAAATTCGCTGGACCCTGTACAAACTATGATGCACAACACAATCGACTCCAACGGCTTTCTGGATGGGGTCATCAATCCTTTGGCTGTTTCCGAGCGCAATCAGCATCGGGTGGTCGAGACTCAATTGCCTGACACGGAGCTGACTGGTTTTCAGCGCTGGCGCTGGGTGGACAATGCCTGGGTGGCTGCGAACGACCATCGTGGCCATTCCTGGTACAACCCGCAGGAAACGACGGAGACGTTCTTGGCCACCGAATTCGATTCGGTGCCACCACAGGGCTGGGTTTACTGGGTTCCGGGTGAGAACAAAAATGTTCTTGAATCGGAATTGATTGAAGCCAAATGGGATGCGATCAGAAAGCGTCGCAATCACCTGCTGGCTCAGTCCGATTGGACTGACACTGCATCGGCTCCAGCTCGCCTGGGGCAGTCTGTCTATAACGCTTGGCAGCAATACCGTCAAGCGCTCAGGGACATCACGGAACAGGCAAATCCTGACGAAGTCGTTTGGCCAATGGTTCCGGAAGCAACCTGAGTTGCGGGATAATCCATCCCATTCCACCAGCGCCTTGAAGGTAGAAAGAAATTTCAAACGTGACCCCAGAACACCAAGCAACATTCGATGCGACCATGGCAGCGGTCGGAAGCAAAGCAACCTACACAGGAGCCAGCACAACTGTATTTGCCTGGATGCTCTCCAGTGAATTTGGAATTCTGCTCGGCATTTTGCTTGGCTTGGGGGGTTTCATAGTCAATTGGTATTACAAGCACAAGCAAGACAAGCGTGAGGAGATCGAGCACGCAAGGCGAATGGGGATGTACGAATGAAGCACCAAAAGGTCGTCATTGCAGTGCTGTCTTTGTCGGCCGCGGGGTTTGTTGGAATCCTGCAGCGGGAGGATTACCGCGAAGAGGTGTACCCGGATCCCACCTACGGCTGGCAGGTGCCCACCGGGGGTTTTGGTTCGACGGGCCCGGACATCAAGCGGGGCGACAAGATGGCAGTCGTTCCGGCAATCCAGCGGGCATTGGTGGATGCCAGCAAATTTGAAGGCGCATTGAAGCAATGTGTCAAAGTTCCATTGAGCCAGCCTGAATACGACCTTTACGTGAGCTTCAGCTACAACGTGGGCTCTGCTGGTTTTTGTGGCTCCAGCATCGTCAAGCGGCTGAACCAGGGCGATTACGTGGGGGCCTGTGATGCCATCCTGCTCTGGAACAAATCCAACGGCCAGGACTGCTCGGCCCCGGGCAACCGGTCATGCGCCGGGCTGTGGAAGGATCGGCTGAAAAGCCACAAAGCCTGTCTGGAGGCGCAATGATGGACAACGCAAAAGCTTATCTGGGGCTGGTCCTGTCTCTGGTGTTTGGCTGCCTTCTGGTGTTGCAGACGGTGCGCCTGGATCTGACCGAGCGCAACCTGATGCAGGTCAGCGACACGCTGGACCAGGAGCGCGCGCTGTCGCAAGCGGCACTGGCTGTCTCAACCATCGCAGCGAGAGAAACGGAGCTTGGGCTTGGGGTCTCTGCAGCATCAACCCGCAAGGAAACCAATGACCAAGTCGAAGCTCTTTCTCGTCAGCGTGACGATCTTATTAAACGGCTGCGCAATGCTGAGTCCAAAGCAGCCACAGCTGTTGTCGTGTCCAAAGCCACCGCAGTTGCCTGCACTGGAGAGGCTTCCCGAGTCGGTGACCCAGCCGAGCTTCCTGCAGCGATTGGACGAGCGGATGTGGAAGAAGCCAGCCGAGCCGACACCATTCGACACCACCTTGCAGCCTGCTACCGGCAGTACGACGAAGCCAGGCAGGCCCTGAGCAAGTAGCTCAGATCTGGGCCCAGCTGATGCGCCGGCGCAGCTCGGCACCGGTGACGCGGTCCTGCTCGGAGACGATCGTCTTGCGGGAGTTCTTTGGCGGCTGGTTCAACACCGGCCGCTTGTACGTTCGGTCCCGATGATCGATCTTCACCTGGGGCACATAGTCTTTGCTGAAGGGGTTGGTCATTTGGGGATCTCGCCTCGGAAGTACTTCATGGGCTGGGGTTCCAGCTTGCTGGCTCTGGCATGGGTGGTGTAGCTGACCCAAGGGCGCTCGGGGTCGAACACCAGGATCCTCACGAACCAGCCGGATTCCATCGCCAGGACGTGTTTCTGGTGGTAGGTGTACCGATGCCCTTGCCGGGCATGTTTGGGGGCTTCCTGGGCGTTCTGGCTCACACAGACACCTTCAGGGAGATGGTGAAGGGGGCCAGCACGAACGAGGAGTAGATCACCATGATCCCGAACAGGGTGGGGAGCACCCCAGTCCACTCGAAGGTGTGGTGGGCCCAGCCCCAGAAGAGGATGGACAGGCCGGCGAACACAAAGACGAAGCCCAGGCAGAACAGGACCAGAAAGCCGAGCAGAGACAGCAAGATCATGGTGAAACTTTCAGTGCCAATGGCACAAGTGGCCATCTATGGCACAGGACAAAGAAAAAGGGCCTGAGTCGTGAGACCCAAGCCCTTGAATTTACTACGTTTTTTGGCGCGCCCGGCAGGATTCGAACCCACGACCCCCTGGTTCGTAGCCAGTTGGCTTGGGAAGATTTTTTGCCGGTGAATCAAGCACTTGGGTGATGATGTGCGTGCCACAGTCGAGGTTGGTCAGTTGACGCAAGTGTTTGATTTTTCAGGCACTTGGTTTTGCCAATGGCACAGGTTCAGCGCCGTGCGATCCAGCCCACTGGCTCAGCATCCTCGGTGGTGAGGCGCTGGTACTCAGCATCAGCCAGGGCACGGTCTTCGAAGCAGAAGCGCCGGCCCCAGCCATCAGCGTGCATGTCCATGTAGATGGCCCGGGTGAACATCAAGTTGCCGATGCCCACGATGCAGCCGTCCTCAAGCATGCGCACCTCACGGTAGCTGCCTGCACCCAACTCCATGATGCGGTCCATCAGTTCTTGGTTGGTCATCGGGTCATCCTGATCTTGAAGATGTAGGCCGAAGCGTACTGCTTGCTCCAGTCTTCCAAGCGGCCCACTTCCCTAGCCACGGGCAAGATGATCATCAGCTCGTTGAGGAAGACCTGGGCATGAGCCACGGCTTGCTGGTAGTTCATACAGGTACTTCTTCCATTGTTGGAGGCACAAGCTCTTCGTAGGGGTTGCCATCAAAGAGCTTGGCCAGCGGAACGGCGGCGACTTCACCGGTGGCCGAGTCATGGCTGAATGCGCAGATCACCATCACAGGTTTGCCGGTGGCAGCATCAGTGCATTCAATCAGGCCGGTATGCTTGTTGGCAAATGCGGTGCTGAGGGTTTTGAAGTTGGCCAGATAGCCTTTTGAGATTGCCATGTCAGGCCCCTTCTTTGTTCTGTTGATTTGCTGGATCGGGCTCAATGAGCTTCATTGCCTTGATGTATGGCTCAGCATTCAATTTGAAAAGCTCAAGTTCGATGACTCTTGTTTCTAGTCGAGCAATACGACTTTGCATGTTTTCAGCAGAAGCGGAGTTGCTATCCAGAAATCGCTCTGTGGCAATTCTTAAATTGTCAGACTCATATGACATGGGTTCCTATCCGAGAGGTTTGACCCTCTCTGCTTTGCGTCGGTAGATCCGATCGGTTGTACGAATGTCGGCATGAGCCAGAAGAGCTCTTGCCTGTTCCAGGGTTTTGGCATCGCTGCCTGCTTTGGCACGAAGATCGTGCTCGGTGAAGTGCTCCTTCACCTTGGTTTCTTCCATGACGCGAGTCATGAAGCGTTGCCACATGGACTTCCAGCCAGGCGCTTTGCCGGTGCGCTCGTTCACGTAGCCTGCACCTTTGTTGTTGCAGAACAGGAACGGCGAAACACGAGGACGCGCAGCCTTGGCCATGGCCACCGCTTCACGCAGCTCAGGGGTCCATTCATAAATGGTCCGCTTGCCGGTGGAGTTGGCGGTCTTGTGCCGCTGGTTGTGAATGCCGTCCTCACGCAGCTGGTCTTCCTGAAGCCTGAGCAAGTCACCCTGGGCCAGGCCAGTGAGCAGCTTGAGCCGAAGATAGGCCTGCACTGCAAGCACGCTGCCTTTCTTGCGTTTGGAATCGATGGACAGTGCCTCGATGATTTCCCAATCCTCGACGTAGCGGTCTCGTGGCTTTTCTCCTTTCAGACGGATCTCGTCCTTGAAGGGATGCCGGTCGATGTAGCCCCATTCCACTGCCTTGGTGAAGGCATGGGACAGAAGCTCGATCTCCCGGTGCGCGGCGATCTCGCCACCAATGGTGCGGCCGGTCTTGGGATCCTTCTTCTTCACCTTGCGCTTGTCCACGTAGAGGTAGACCAGCCGTGGCGGGAAGGGCAGCAGCGGGTGATTGCCAAACACCCGGCGAAGGATCGGCAGCTGCTGCAGATTGGCAGTCTGGCTGGCCGGTGCCTTGGTGGGGATGACTTCCAGGGCGTATCGATCCAGAAGCTGGCCAATGGTGTTGGCTTTGTCGTAGCGCTTGAGCCGATCAGCCCAGACTTGGTAGGCCTCGTTGAGCTTGTCGCTCAATCGAAACGACTTCTTGCCATCCCACATGGCCTCCAAACCAGGTGGCACCCGGTAGTAGTAGGCCCCGTGGAACAGTCTCCATCGAGCAGGCAATCCCTTGTTTGCTTTGCTGCGTTCGCGCGGCATTACATTGCATCCCAGTTGGGTGAAACTTCTTTCTGTTGACGGGTGGATTGGGTGTCACCATCGAACACTTTGGTGATGTGGGCTCTGAGGATAGCGACGCTTCCGTCAGGCCTGACCTTGTGCTCGATGCCCATGGATTTGAGAGCCCTGACCTGAGAAGGGCGTACCTTCCTGTTGGTCAGGTTTTGAACTTCCTCATCGGTGAGAAAGATTGCAGGTTGCATATTCCAATTCCCGGAAGGAACGGTAGATCTCGAATGAGTGGTGCTCGTAGAGCATGTCGATGGTGAATTCCAAATTGGCACGCGCTTCAGCCACATTGCGGTCGATCATGGTGGCGTACAGCCGGCCATTGAAATAGCGCTCGTCGTGCCAGACTGGAGCAGATGCTGCTGGTTTGAAACCAGACGCTGCATTGCAGCGATCCATGTAGGTGTCGATCATGCGGCCCTCGCTTTCAGCATTCGATCAGCGTAGATGTACCGGGACTCTTCGCGGGTATAGCAAGCTTGCCGAACCCGCATTTCTTTGGTGCCATCTGGCTTGGTGTAGACGTACTCTTCCTTGTAGGATTTCCACATGTAAGAGTGGATGTCTTCTTCCGTTGCATGGGCCGCAAAGTAGTCGCGCAGGGTCATGCCATCCACAGGAACGTATTCGGATGTTGAGAAGCCAGCGCGAAAGACTTGCTTCTTGGATGGGAACGCAGGCCCACCTGTTTTTTTGTTGCTCATGAAGCCACCCATTCCTGAGTGATGCTGCACCAGTAGACTTTTTCAGAATCCAAGAGAACATGGCCTTGGACAATGTCTTCCACTTGACCGCCAAGTTTGTAGAAGTGGTCTCGGTTGATGGTTAACAAACCAAGCTCGTGAGATTCCAGTTCCAGAACGACACGGCGCTTCTTGTTTTTGAGGACTTTCTCTGAGATGACTTTCATGGATTTGCCTTAAAATGTGGTAATTCTTTGAAAAGGACCGAATATGGCCGCCGCTGAAATGATCGCCCGTCTGTTCCATGCACGCACTGCTGCGCACATGGCCCATCTGCAAACACGTTCATTTGCGGAGCACAAAGCGTTGAATGAGTTCTACGAAGAGGTCGTAGGCCTTGCTGATGACTTTGCCGAAACCTACCAGGGGATGTTTGGCTTGATCATGTCCTACCCCGAGTGCGAGATGCCACCCGGGCAGGCCATCAATTGGATTGAGACACTTCGCCAGTGGCTCAAGAAATACCGCAATGAATGCTGCAAGGGCGAACCTGCCCTTGAGAACATCCACGACAGCATCGTGGCGCTGTGTGCGGGCACGCTTTACAAGCTGCGCTTTCTGGACAACCCGGCGCTCGACATGGCTGAAGAAGCCGGCGAGTACAAGGAGCCCGCCGAAGCGGACGAGTACATGAAGATGTCCAAGTGGTGATCCACTCAGATCTGAAAAAGCCCTCAGTCGAGGGCTTTTTTTATGTCCCGTCGAAACAGGTACGGGTGCTCAGTCTGCCTGCTTGCCACCCATTGTCTTGGGTCATGGAGTTGAACCACGACACGGCAGCCGTCCTCCGGATCGACATCGCTCAAGGGCAAAGAAAAGCCCTTGGAGTTGAAGACCTCGAATCCCAGCACAGTGCCGGTACCCAGATGTGTGTTGACCTTCTGGCCTTTGAGAAGCTTCATGGCTTGGGCATCTTGGGTGCGTCTTTGGGCCAGCCTGCTTTAACGAAATCGGAAAGCACATTGGCCACAGCAGGCAGATTCTTGGCTGCTTTGGCTTCTTCAGCAGGCAGGTACTCTTCGAATTCAGGCAGCGCTTCAAGAAGCTGTTTGCGTGTGGTGCACGAGGTAGCAACGCTGTGAAGCTTGGCTTGCAGTGCATCAATCTTGCTTTCTTCTTCCTGACGCAAAGTGCCAAACTCTTCCAGCTTTTTCCAAACGACTGGATCGCTGGACAACATGTCAGAGCCGCAACTCACAGGAGAATAGATGTTGTTGATGTGATAAGGCAAGCTGATGTATGTGTCTTTGAACCAACCTGACGCAGCTGCTTTGACATAATCCAGATCAGGAAATGCTTGTTTGAATTTGGCTTTGATGACACTGTGAGCGTAGTCGTGTGCTTGCTGCTGGTAGTCAATCCGGGGCACATCAGCCATTGCTGCACGGACAAAAGCATCACGGAGAAAATTGGTCAATCGCATGGGATTCTTTCTGTAGAAATGAAAAAGCCCCCAAAGGGGCTTGAGTGAAGCAGGCGCTGTTTAATCGAACGCCAGGTGCAATAGCAAGTACCAGCAGGCCAGGTGCTCAGCCTGTGCAGTGCCGTTCTTGTCGAACTGCTTTGCATAGAACTGATGCCAGCCCAGCCGGTCATTGCTCATAGGAATGCCTTTACGCATGGTCGGGAGCCTCCATTGATTCCTTGGCTTCCTGACACACCTCCAGAATCTTTTCTTGGGAGGCGTTGTTAGGGAGCGTCGTGGCATGAGCCCAGTCTGGCCAGAAGATGTCGAGTGCTGCACCCAGCTTCACAGTCGGGTGTTGGATCTCGGGCAGCTCTTGCCACTGCATGGACTTGATCAGCTCGCGGTTGGCAAACTCGACCACTTCCACATCGTTGCGGATGAGGATGTAGATCGCGTCGTGGATCAGAGCCACTGGCTTGATGTCGTAGCGGTACTTGGAGTTCCAGACCTTCTGCATGAACTCCACAGCAGCACGGTTGTTCAGCAGGCCATAGGACTGGCCCAGTGCGTTACCGGCTGTGCGGCCTTCTGCAGCAGCTTCATACGGCATGCCGCGGGTTCCGAACACCACCTGCGACAGCAGTGGGGTTCGAACACGCAGGCCAAAAGCAACT